TTTTGGCACAGCAGTGGATCAAAAAATGGAACGGAGAAGTTCCAAAGGTCAGCGGTGACAATAAATCAATGATTAATATTGGAGAGTTGATGAAATAATCCAAGGTTAATTAAAACACAATCAGATAAATGAAAAGAAAGGTATTTATCTAAATTTTTAGTAAATCAAGTTAATGGCAGATGATTCTTTGAAGTGACCAGAGAAAGCAGAAAGACTTTGACTATCACTCAATGATAGGACCAGCAAATACCCCCCTACAACTGTCAATATGAACTTTTATTATTAGTAACCAGAAAACGAAACTCCATAAGTATTTATTTTAACAATTACATACATCTGGTCACTTCAAAGAGTCATCTGCTAAAGAAAGTGTAAAGGAGAAATGAAAAATGACAAACGAAAAACAGAAAGAAATGATTAAGAAGATTTTAGAAACAACGATTGACGATACACCTTCAAAATCATTGGATGGTTATCTTGAGGTTGCGGTGGAATATTTAAATATGATCAATAAAGTTATAACGCCAATGAGTCCATTCACAGCACCAATTGCTGCAGCAGCCTTAGGAGTTATGAGAGATATTGTGATGAAAGAATTGGATAGTGAAGGTAAATCAGCAGTGAAAAGTATTGAAATGCTTTTAAAAGTATCTACCAGATCGGAAAAAGTACCTTATCACAAATAAAAAAAGGCACTCTGATGAGCACCCTTCCTGCGAAAATCCGCAAAGTATATTTTTCGAACAAATTAATTATACCATTATTTGCGGATTTTTTCAAGGGAACAGCTTATGAAAAGAAAGTATACAGACAACACAACAGATTTTACAGAACCATTTTGGGATAACCTCTGTCCGGTATGCAAGAAACGATTTTGGTCGGTTTCTTTGGATTGTGCATGTCCAAAGTGTGGAAATTATGATCTGTATGTATTGAATGAATCAAAACACTTGAAGCATGATGCAGAAGAACTTAAGAAATTCCACAGAAAGATAATGGAGGATAAAGAATATGAAGGTAATAACAATTATGAATTATAAAGGCGGAGTTGGAAAGACCGCCACAGCAGTCAATCTTTCTTATAATCTGAGTGAAAGAGGGTATAAAACCTTGCTGATCGACTGCGATCCACAGGGTAACGCATCCTATTTTTACGGAAAGTATGATGAAAAGAAAAAAAGCTTAACAGGAGTCCTCCAGGGAATGTATACCTTGGAAACTGCGATCAGAAGAACAAAATTCAAGAATCTGGATATTGTGCAGGCTGACCGGAAATTAGAATTTGTAAAGATTTACAGTCCGATTGAATTAAAGGACCAGATCCATCAGTTAGGTGAAGATCGTTATGATTATGTGATCCTTGATTGCCATCCAACGTTCGAATTATACACAAAAATTGCACTTGTTGCCGCAGATCTTTGTGTGGTTCCTGTGAAACTGGATCAGAACAGCATCAATGGATTAGCTTTTTTTGATGAACATTTTCAAGATATCTTAGATCTTGCACCAGATTGTGAGTATAAGGTTTTGATCACGCTTTGGAAACCGACAAAAGCAAATAAGATCGGACTGATCGATCTGGTAAACAGGCATCAGTATCCAATATTCAAGAGTCTGATCAGAGATTGTGCATCCGTAAACTATTCTACATACAGAAGGATGCCGCTTCGAAAGTGCAGAAGTACCAAGAATGCATGCTGTGATTATAACGATTTCACGGACGAATTGATTCAGGAGGTGCAGTAAATGGATATGAATGACATTTTAAAAAGCATCGGGCAGAAACAATCACAGGAAAAAAAGAAAGCTGCTCCAAGAGTACAAATGATCCATTATACCAAGCTAAAACCTAGTCCAGATAACTTTTATGACACCGAAGGAATTGAAAAGCTTGCAGCTGCAATCAGAATTGCAGGAGAGATAAAGAATCCGTTGCGTGTCCGAAAGACGGACATAGATGAGTATGAGGTGAATGAAGGGCACCGCAGAAGGTTGGCAACGATTTATAATGTGGAACAGCTTGGAATAAAAGAATTTGAATTTGTTCCGTGTGTTGTGGAAGACACGACAAGTACGATTGGTAAATTAAATCTGATCTTAAGTAATTCCACACAGCGAGAGCGTACGGAATATGAGAAGATGCAGGAAACAGCAAAGCTTAGAATCTTATTAGAGCAGTACGCAAAAGAAAATGAGACAAAGATACCATCGACGGATATGAGAAAGATGATATCAACAATTTTAGGCGTTTCAGGAACGAAAGTTGCACAATTAGAGAGTATTAACAGGAATCTTGTGGATGAAGCAAAAGAACAGTTTAAGGATGGAAGTATGCCAGTATCTGTTGCAAATGAAATGGCAGGATTACCGGAAGAGATACAGAGAGATCTATCAAAGCAGAAAGATATCAAATTATCTCAGGTAAAGGAGATTAAAGAAGATTCTAAAGAAAATGCAAAGATAATGTGTAAGTATGATAATTCAAAGAACTGTCATACGAAGCTGATCCAGAGACAACAGGAACATTTAGATACAAATGGACCATGTTATGGTTGTTGCAGATTGTGTGATCATTCAAGTAACTGCCGTTATAGGTGTGAATATATGCCGTTAGGTTGGAAACCAACACAACAACAGCATAAGGAAATTACAAAGTGTGCTTATAACGAGAAATATCAATGTAACATCAATGAAATCATTGAGAAATACAAAGCAGACAGAAATATCGCAGAGTGTCCAGGATGCTGCAAGTTGTGTGGGTATACATTCGAATGTGAGTATGTTTGCAAAAACGTGTTAGAAAATAAAAAGATATCAGAAAAGGATCTGGAAAGTGTAACGTTTACGTTCCAAGACGTAAAGACAACGCTTAGATATATCAATCAACAGATTTCAAAAACAAAGATGAATGACAAAGAAACAATCGTCAGATTAAAAGTAATATCTGAGTCATTAAAAAAATATTTAAAAGAAATGAAGGTGGTTACTGATTATGGCAGGTAGAAGAATGGTAAATATCCGGATCATTGACAGTGACAATTTTCTGGAGCTTCCGTTATCGACACAGGCGCTGTATTTCCATTTGCTGTTACGTGCGGATGATGATGGTTTCATTAACAATCCAAAACGAATACAGCGCATGATCGGAGGGAGTGAAGATGATTTTAAATTACTGATCGCGAAGCAGTATATTCTTACATTTTCATCTGGAGTGATCGTGATCAAACATTGGAGAATGCATAACTGTATAAAAAAAGACCGATATCACGAAACAGACTGTATTAATGAGAAAAATATGCTGTATTTGAATGAAAATAAGACCTATACGTTTGAAAAACCGCAATGTATCCAGAATGGAGACAATTCGGAACCAGAATGGAACCCCAGTCTAGGTAAGGTTAGGTTAGGTAAGTCTAGTATAAATAATAACATACTGCCGGAGCAAGCCGGACAGCAGAAGCAGGAACAACAAAAACTGGAGAATGATAACAAGGATTTTGAACAGCTCTATCAGGGGGCAAGAGAATATCATATGCCGTTGAAGGATGGCAGTGATTATGTGGTCACTGAGAACGACGTTGAGAGATTTGAACAACTCTATCCAGATCTTGATATCCATGCAGAGATGAGAAAAATATATGCTTGGCTGATTAATAATACCAAGAAACGAAAGACAAAACGAGGTATGCCTAAGTTTTTAAACGGCTGGATTAATCGGTCATATGTCCAGTTTGTCCAGGAACCAAAGGCACGAGCTAATGCTCCTAAGCCACAGATACAGCACAATTTCACACAGAGAGATTACGACTTTGATGATCTGGAGCAGCAATTACTGAGAAAGCAGCAGGAGGGAATGTGATGGCAAAGAAAAGACAATATGCAAACTCAAATCCAGTAAGGTTGAATCCAGTAAGTTTTGAGATGATTGAAGAAAAACTGAAAAAGATAAAGCCTGGAAGAAAGATAACGATTTTTGTACCAAGAAAATTGACACAAGACAACAAAGAACGATACAGAGTAGTGAAAGGCGAAGTCGCTGCGATCTACAGCAAGATGGTTTATGTTTGTGTTAAAGCAGGAAGAAGTGTTTACAACGAATGTTTCTTGAAAACAGATTTGTATCGATGGCAGTTTAACGTGAAATAAACGAAAAAAGAGACAAGAACTTACGAGAAGTCCAATGCCTCAGAACAAGTATAACACATTCAGGAGGTATTGAACATTGGAAAATGAATTTGAAAAGGCAAAAAAATTTTTGAAAAAGATCAGATGGATCGACAATGAAATTGATGCATTGATTGAAGACAAGAAAAGCTATATGGACCTTGCAACAAAACGGACAAGCACCTGGGATGGATGTGGAGTACATAATTCAGGTTGTAAGGACCAGATGGCAGAAGTGACTGCAAAGATTGCTGACATTGAGAATGAGATCTGTGCAAAGATTGACAGATTGTTGGATTACAAAAAGAAAGTATCGAAAGTGATTGAGCAGATCGAGGACAAAGAGTGTCAAAAGATTCTTGTGTTAAAATTTGCAAGATATATGCCGATGGTTGATATTGCAGACAAAATGAATATGGACCGAAGTACGGTTTATCGAAAGTATAACAAAGCAATTAAAGCAGTACAGGAGATTTTGTCAGAGTCTGACAAAGAAAAACAGTGATGAAGAATGATCTGACGGCTTAGATCTCTGCCTGATATAACATGTAAATTATTTGTTGTTCTACCAATCGGTGCTATATGTTGGATTCGGGCAGAGATCCAAGCCGTCAGGCTTGACACTGGATGTTTTATATACCACACGAGACAATTAAATAAAGATCCAGTCGCAATATAACTCATAAGAGACGCAAAAACTAATGCAGGAAATGCCCGGCTTCGGTCGGGCAGAAAGGAGAAAGAATCGTGTACGAGGAATCGACAGTAACTGAAAAGTTAACAGGAGTTATCAAAGAAAGTTCTATCACTGAAATTTTAGAGAAAGTAAAGAGTGATATGTGTGATAAATATTGTAAATATCCAGAAATCGTAAAGAATCAAGAAGAGTTATATGATCAGGACGGACCATGTAATAGATGTCCGTTAAATAGATTATAAAATGCGTATTAAACACGTACAAAAAAGTGTTGACATATACGCATTTAATACGTATAATTTAAGCATAGCAGTTCATTACAATTTAATAAAGAAGGAGAGATCTTTATGAAACGAAAAGATTTAGTGAAACTCCTTGAAAAAAATGGATGGTATTTAAAAAGGAATGGTGGAAACCATGATTTATATACCGATGGTGAGAGAACGGAACCAATTCCAAGACATCCAGAAATCAAGGAGCGATTAGCAAAATCAATTATCAAGAAACTGGGGCTTTAGCCCCGGTCTTGGTAGGTTCATAAAGAGTTAGTTATTAAAAAATCAAGGAAACCAAACCAACACACAGTCAACTAAAGGAGGAGCAATACCATGGAAAGGAAAGTAGCGTATCCGATTATTTTAAAACCGGATGAAGAAGGGTATTATGTAGAAATCCCTGATTTTGATATCGCTACAGAAGGCGATACAATAGCAGAAGCTATGGAAATGGCTAGAGATGCTATTGGATTAATGGGGATTGATATGGAGGATGAAGGAAGACATCTTCCAGAGCCAAATTCAAAAGAACAGAATGTAGAAGCAGGAGATACAGTAACACTTGTAGATGTAGACTTTGTAGAGTACAGAAAAAAAGTAGATAATAAAGCAGTTAAGAAAAATTGTACAATTCCGTACTGGATGAGTGTGGAAGCTGATAAAGCTGGAATTAACTACTCGCGAGTATTACAGGATGCAATTTCTAATATACTTGGAATTGCAAAAACAACGAAATGCTAATTAAATATTAAAAAACATAAGGAAACAAGAACGTAAGCAGTACGGCAGCAGATCTTGTTTCCTTTTTGTTTTGGTAAAAAATTGTTAGAGAGATTAATTTGAGATCTAAGAAGTTTATTTTTTAAGAACTTTTTTTAAAGAGTATTGACATAGTGTGCACACTATGATATTATATAAACATGGAAGGAGGAAAAGCTAATGAAAAAGAAACAAAAGAAAAAGCTTGCAAAGCTGGTCATTAAAGCAATAACAGCACTCGCCATGCTAATAGCAGCAATTGCCCAGCTAATACAAGCACTCAACTAATAACATTAGTTGAAATAACAGAGGAAAGGGAGAGAAATCTCCCGATCCTTTGTAACAATAGTATAACACACATTAGCTTAAAAGAAAAATGAAGAAGATAACATTTTACGACATGGTACTACTGTTTGCGATCGTGCTACAGTTTGGAGAGAGAAGTATTTACACAAGTTTGATATTATTGTTTGCATCAATACTTGAACTGATTGACGTACTTCCGAAGATTGTGAGGTTGATAAGACATGGAAAGTAAAGCGAATCCACAGACAAAGGCAAGTGCAAAGTGGAATAAAAAAGCAGGATACGTTGCCAAAAGTTACAAGTTAAAAAAAGATACAGTGGAAGCATTTGCGGAAGCATGTAAGAAAGCAGGAGTAAGTCAGGCTGGTCAATTGACAAAGATGATGAATGATTTTATTCAAAAAGTGGAAGAAAATTAAAAGATGCGACACTTTGCGACACTTACATGTGTTATTATGGCATTGTAAAGAAATGAATAAAGAGGAAAAAGCACATTGGACAGATTCTGATGTGCTTTTCTTATGCCTAAAAGAAGGTGAAAGAGATTGAACACTGTACAGCCTATAAGAGACATGAATACGGTTATGGACATTGCACGATATCTGAAACAGAATAACGAGCGGGATTATGTGATGTTCACAACCGGAATTTATTCAGGGTTGCGAGTGTCTGATATTCTGAAGCTTCGTGTCAAAGATGTTCGTGGAAAAGATTACATAGCCATGAGAGAGAAAAAGACAAAGAAAGAGAAGCGTTTTATCATCAATAAAAATCTGAAAAAGATACTGGAAGCATGGACACGAGGGAAAGATGATCTTCAATATCTTCTTGAGAATCCAGCAACACATAGACCGATCAGCAGGCAAAGAGCTTGGGAAGTGATGAGGAATGCAGGAGAAGAGTTTGGAGTTTATAATCTAGGAACACACACCATGAGGAAAACATTTGGTTATCATATGTATCAGGCGAACCATGATGCGGTTATGCTTATGAAGTTATTTAATCATTCAGATATCCATGTAACACTTAGGTACATAGGAGTTGAACAAGATGAAACAGATCAAGCGATTTCAAAATTGGATTTTGGCGTTTGATTTTTCTTTTTTGTACAGAAAAGTTAACTCAAATTTGTTGTGTAAAGTTACATGACAAAAAATAAGGTGCATTTATTAAGAAAGAAAAAAACCTTTGCAAGTTTACAAAATTATAAGATATGTCAAGTCAAAGAGAAAAATAAAGCGGAATTAACTCAGCGGTTAGAGTGGTGATCTTATAAATCACTGGCGGTTGGTTCGACTCCAACATTCCGTATTCATCCAGGAGATGTAACAGTCAACTAAGGCAAATAGCCATACTTCATTTTTGTCAGAGTCTGACAAACTTCTGGATGTTATAACGTGGTAGTTGTTAGGAACAGGAGCATTAAAAAATATAAGAATGTTGCTTGGTCATTCTTTATCCTCCTTTCACAAAAATGTTTATTTATAGTTGCAGTCAATAAGTTAATTAATTGGTACATGGGCGCAGCTCCTTCAGGTTCGATTCCTGATACCACGGTTTTTGTCAGAGTCTGACAAAGTTATAAAGCAGAGTAGAGCAGTGGTAGCTTGTCAGCCTCCTTAGCTGAAGGACGGTGGTTCGATTCCATCCTCTGCAATTTAGAGAAAGGAAATAATGTATGTTGAAATCATGTCAGTATTGTGGTCGTATTCATCCGAAGAATTATGATTGCGGTCGCAAGCCGAAAAGAATTAAAAGAGATACAAAGGCTTATAGGTTTCATAGAACGCAGGCATGGCAGGATAAGAGTATAGAGATTAGAAGACGAGATCATTACTTATGTCAGTGCTGTATCAGACTCATGCATGGAACAATGAGAAAACATAACTATGATGATTTATCAGTCCATCATATTGTGCCGATTGCAGAAGACTATGAGCAGAGATTGGATGATGATAATCTGATTACTGTATGTGGTCATCACCATGAGATGGCAGAGTCAGGACAGATAGACAGAGAGGTACTGCATGAGATCGCAAAGGAACAGAATGAAAAGAGAGATATGCATGGCTGAGCGAGGGTGTTCCAAGGTATCCCCCCGGGATTAAAATTTTGAAAAAAGAAACGCCGTCCAGACCGACGCCCCATCTTTCTTTACAAAAAATTCCCACATCAGCATTTTGAAAGGAGGGAGCTTTAAATGCCAACACCAACAAAACCAGCAAATGTAATTAGACTGGAAAAA